CCCATCAACTGTGTACCTAAAGTATAAGGGAACATACCACTAGCTAATCCTTGTTGAGATTGAGCATTCATAAGATGTTGACCTCCTGTAGCTACTGCATTAGCATAAGTACTACCTAGACCAGTACCTATACTAGCTAGAGACTGTGGTAATGCACCTATACCTAACATACCTGTCCTAGCAGCATTAGACCTATTGAGATAATTAGTTATATCGGATTGAACCCCTGACCTAGCTAATCCCATTCTCTGTGCATCTTCTATTGCTCTCTGTGTGTCTACTTGAGAAGCCATACCTGCACCTACAGTAGAACCTAATAGACCACCCTTATTTAGTCTGCTCAAGAGAGTCTCAGTCATAGCTTCCCTTCCAGGAGTAATAGCTGCTGTAGTCTCAGCGTACCTCTTCCTAGCTGCAGCCTCAGGGTCTCTCATATAAGGCTCGACTAAAGCTCTCTGCCTATATATATCACCTAGATAAGCATTAAATAAACCTCGTTGTTGAGGCGATAGACCTAAAGAATACTGCTTAGTCTCATCATCGTATGAAGCGGAAGACATTGGGTCATAAACTGATATAGGTTTAGATGCCTCAATCATCGCTTGATTGTATTGAGAGGCTGCGTCTGTCTGTGCACTAGCAGCGTTACTAGAACCTAAGTACTGTAGCCCTGCTCCTATTAAACTTGTCCAATCCATTATATTATCTCCGTTATCATATTCATATTATCTACCACCTTCTACTACCACTATAATCATACTGTTTAATCGGTGCTGGTGCTGTATACCTTTCTTGAGGAGTATGAGCATAACCATCATCTATTTGAGCAGGTGCACTAACTACTGGAGCAGGTGTCTGAGACTGAGCTTTTGCCTTATTTATTAAAGCATAATCGCTTCTTGCATTAATATTATTATTAATCAATCGTTGTATCTCCTTCTTAGTAGGCACTCCATTAACTATAGCTGGAGCAGGTGCTTGTGGCTGTATGTTCTCTGAAAATAATAGATTATCATAAGCTCCTAACTGTTCATCTATATTAACAGGTGGTATAGTCCTAGCTTTATTCCTATCCTCTATAATAACTTTACTAGGGTCGTGATTAAGAAAATCACTAAATCCTAATTTTTCAGATAGCATACCAAACGGACCTCCTAAATAAGCACTGCCCATTCTACCCACCAAATCAAATATGTTTTTAAATGAGTCTAGTGTCTCCATATCTGAAGGTATGTTATATTCCTTCCCATCTGTGCCTTCAAAAGTACTTCCTTGATAGAAACTAGGTCTAAATCCTTCTAAATCGAAATCACCTATACCTGCTTGTTGTCTTTGAGCCAAATGACTTAATCTGTAAGCAGCGTGTTTATCCCCAGCCTCCATAGCCATCCTAGCTGCAGCCTCAGGGTCTCCTCCTGCTTTATTACTATAATAAGAAGAAGAATATTGTTCCCCTTCAGTAGCCGGGTTAGCCCAACCATCATCTATTAGACCATCTTGAGTCACTGGAGCAGTAGGTTGCTGCTGTTGCTGTTGCCACCAAGGTGTAGTATTATTGAAGTAGTTAGGAGGTGGTGTACCTGAGCCAAATATATTAGGATTAAATCCAGTATTATTGTAACCAGTATAAGGATTATATGCAGTAGGTGCTCCCCAAGTATTAAAATTAGGAGCAGGTTGAGCTTGAGCACCAGCATTCATCCACCAAGGTTCTCTCATTCCTGCATCAACTTTAGGGTATTCTCTAAGAGCAGGAGAGCCTCCATAACCACCACTATAACCGCCACCTTGATAAGGGTATCCTCCACCTACTCCGAATATACTATTGTTACCTACACCCATCCAATTCATATCTTATCCTTGTTTTTTAAGTTAAGTTCTGTGCTATGTTACAGTACATCTTAGTACCATCCGACACACACCTAATTAAATCTACCTTACCACTACCCGAAGTAATAGTAGGGTTATATCCCCCTATAAAACTAAAATCAGTGCTGAATGTAATATCATAAGCACCTGTATTCTTCACTAAGAAAGTAGCCTCTACCCCTGATGTCATATTAGATACATTGAGAGTATGATTACCTTGTACACTAACTATAAATAATTTAGCATTGAGTAAGTTAGCTGTCTGAGTAGAAGCTAATGTCACTGTCTCTGAAGCAGTAGGATGTGCTTTAGTGAATGTCTGTGGAGTATCTAGAGTTACTATAGTCTCTCCTCCTACTGTACCTGTAGTAGCAGTCAATAGATTACATACAAAGTTCTCGGAAGCAGAACCATTAGCATCTGCTTTAGAATTAACTGCTGTCCTTACTGCTGTAAATTCAGTATCGAAGTCATCTCCAGATATTACCTTACCGGGGTCTGTATCCGAGAGTGCATCCTTACCTGACCATCCAACTGCTATTGTATAATTACTCATAATGTTTTACCTTGTTTAAATAATAATGATATTGATTGTAGTGAAGCCTTATATCCTTTAGTTACTGCATCCCATTCAAATCTAACGTACTTAGCTGAACTGCTTAATGGTATAGATGTCTCTCTTAAACCGTGTATAGGTTGATATTTATAGTCACTCCAAGCTGGTGTCCCTGCACTAGAAGGATATTTATCTGTTCCCCAGTAAGAAGGCTCTCCACTTAAGGGAGGATTAAGTTTAAAGGTATGGGATAATTTAGGAGTTATATTGAAATCACCATACATCCTCAGACCCACATCTGTTCCTTGTCCTCCTGATACCACCATAATCAATCTCTTCAGTATAGAGGAAGTAGTACCTTGTCCCAGATCAATCCATACAGTAGAGAAGTTACTACTATAGGAAGTGTAAGTATATACACTAGAACCACTATAATCTACATCATAATAACCTTCATAAGTAGCTACTCTACCTGATTGTTGTCCTACTAATAGACCGTATGTCTGTGTATAGGCTAGACTAGCAGGATTCCTATCATCCCTAAAATCCCATTTAGTTATACGAGGAGTCTCCCTCTCAGTCTTAAACTTAATATCGAATACATAATTTACATTTCTGTCTACGAAAGATAGTATATAGATACCTTCGTTCTGTAGGTAAGCACTCTTAACATTAGTAGAGTTATTTATATGACTAACTAACTCATCTGTGATAGTAATAGACTTCTCTGTCAGTGGTAACTTATCTTGTTGAGTAGTCCTAAATAGAGACCTTACACCTGTATCAGATAAGAAGAATAAGTCATCCCCTATTGACTGTACTGAATCTCTAGATATACAACCTATACCTCTAATTACTTCATCTAGGATTATATCACCTATCACATCAGGATTATTATATATCACTATATTTTCCTGACCAAAGATGACTAACTTACCTGCGAAGGAATGTATAGCTACTATAGAGTCGTGACCCCATACAGACTTAAGGTCTATATAACCACCGTCACCAGAGCCCCACTTATGTACATCCAATAACTTAGAGTAATATAGTACATCGTTCTCTTCAGTTATACCACCACACCAAAATCTACCGTAGAAACCTAGACCACAAGAAGGGTCGAATGTAGTTACTCCACTAGGTGCTGTATATCCTGAATCATCTTTTAGTTTACCCCAAGCACTGGATTCATAATGAAGTATTTCTTCACCTGATTGCATAGACAGACATTCATTATTGAAGTTCTGGAAGTGCCAATCAGATACACTACCTGAAGATGAAGTATTATAACCACTAGTGAAAGCAGCGTCTTTATCCGATAAATCTAATTTATATATATAAGAACCTGAAGTAGAAAATATTATGTGACTAGTACCATCGAAATGTTCGTGTATAGCACCTATCTTAGCTCCTGCATCTAACGTACCTTGTTTGAGACCTTTCCTGAAAGCTACCTTACCACCTTCAGTATATACTATATTGTCTGCTTTAGTGAACCAAGTAGGTCCTAGGGCAGTAGGGTTAGTCTGTGTATCTACACCATTAATACCTATGGTATCTAATGATACAGCTTGTATAGGCTTAGTAGGCATACTTTATACTACCGTCCAGTCTCTTTCATATTCCATATTACCAGCATCTAATTGTACAGATATATTGAGTGAATCCTTAGCTTCTGATGCAACCAAACTAGATACTGTACCTCCATCCTCACCCCTCTCTGCGATAGCTCTAGCCCACGCTCCTAAGATAACTGGCTGTGAAGGAGTCCTCAGAACTTGTGATGCTGTAGTTAATTCTTTCTGAGCACCTACTATATTTACTGATACTACATTATTAGCTACGGAAGAATCAGGTACAGGATAAAAATCTATATTGAAGTCAGGCTCTCTAGTTGTACTAGCTTGAGAGATACCATTAAAGGCATACTTAGTAGGAGCACCTGTGCCTACACTAGTTAATGGATATACTTGTTCATTGAGCCAATCATTAGGTACTTGGTCTAATACTTGTCCACTGTTCTGATTTATAACATCTAATACTTTAAATGTAACACCTGCACCTCTGGTAGCATCACCTAGAGTATACTGCATATTACCATCTTTAAGTTTGACGTTGAAAGTTTCTCTCAGAGCATTCCAGTCGTGATAAGCCTCTACGTTCTTCTTAGAGTCATTTACTAGTTCACCTATCAATTTCTGATAATCAGTTACAGTTACAGAATCATATAATGCACCAGACCAATCTGAAGTAATAGTATCTTCCCTTAATCTACGCAATACTGAATTTATAATTTCTCTATAAGTCATATTCCCTCTATCCTTTTGCTAATTGTGCTCCGAAGTAAAATTCTACTATCAAGGTAGTCCACTTGAATACCTCATCAAGTTTTAACATTCCTTTAACTGTAATATATTCAATCTTGTCTGGTGTAATATCAAATCCTAAGAAACTTGTGCCTTTAATTAATGTAGGTATAACTGTTGGTACATCTAAGAATACTGGTGCTACCTGTGTAAATACTATAATGCCTAGTAATACAAAGATAATCA